GACCCTATGAAAAATAGAAAATATTATTCATCATACTCTCAAGCGTTAAAAAGATTAAATTTAATTATTAAAGAAATTAATGTTTCTGAAGGTTATACTAAAAATTTATCATTATTTAATGAAAATAAAGATAATAGTCAAAGATATACTTTAAAACTACCAACTAATGAACAAGACGTTCCTGCTCCCGCACCAGCACCTGCTCCCGCACCTGTACCAGCACCTGCACCAGCACCTGCACCATCACCTGCTCCCTCACCTTCACCTGAAGATGATATGGGAATGGAAGACGATATGGGTATGGAAGATGATATGGGTAATGAAGAAGGACAAGAAGACGAACCTGTTACATTAAAAACTATTCAAAAATTAACAGGTAAATTGGCTCAAAAATTAAGAGCTTTTTCATCTGATGAAGAAAACAAAATGACATCTAACGATACCAAATACGTGATTAATTCTGTTTTATCGGCACTTGATTTAAATGCCTTAGAAGAAGAGGATAAAGAAGAAATTATGTCTAAATTTGATGGTGAAGAAGGAATGGGTGAAGAAGGAATGGGTGAAGAAGGAATGGGTGAAGAAGGAATGGAAACTGAACCACCTGTATCACCTGAAGGAGAGATGGCGGAAGATTTTATGAGCGATGATGATAAGATTGAGGAGGACCCTGAGGCATTTGTTAAAGGCATATTTGATATGGAAGAACAAGAAGATATTGAAGAATACCCAAGACACAATCCAAGAGGAGCTAGAAAAATTAGAAAAAGCGGAGATGACCATAGACTATCTGACGACCATGCAATTCGTATGGAAGAAATGATTGAGGGGATGTTCTCAGAATCTAAAGTTGATAACATCTTAAAAAAATATTTTAAAATTGACGAAAGAGAAAGAGTTTTAACTGAAGAAAAAAAGAAAAAACAATTAACTGAGTCAGATAAAAACAAAAAAACAGTTCAGAGAATTAAAAGTTTATCTGAAAGTGTTTCACAAGAAATTTCATCAACTAAAATTATTACAAAATACCCAAAGGCAAAACTTTTAGGTAAGAATAAAAATAGTAACTTAGTATTTGAATATAACAATAAAACACTTAGAGTTACACCTAAAGGTAGTATTCTATGAGTTATTTAATTTATGTAAACGAATTAGGACCAAACTATAAAGGAGATAATATTTACGAATTTATTTTCTCTATAGGTTTGGAAAGTATTTGGGGAGATTCTTGGGAATCTAAACCATCTAACGGATACCCATCACCACCTGATTTGGAACACATAAATAAAGTTGGAGTATTGAAAAACGATGAAGTAACTTTATCGGTGATACAAAATTCTGATTATTTTTCAATGATAGACGCAATTGATGGAGTTATTGCCTTATCTTGGGAGAACGAAACCGAAAGTACTAATTTTGAGGTAAACAAAAGATTAGTGTTTAGATTCGGAGAAACTGAGGAATCGGTTAAAAATAAATTGTATGAAAGGGACATAGTTCTTGAATTCGAAAAAAAAGTAGTTTATGAAAACTAATAATAGAAAAATACTTCAATTAATTAACCACGGATTTAGTGGTTCACTTCTTTCTGATTTGAATGAGGGACAAATAAATGCTTTACATAGTAGGTTATCTGAACAAGTCACTCCATTACCAGCAAAACCATCTTATAAAGTTGGTGATAAAGGAGGGGCATTACCACCAAGTGATAAAGGTTATGCAATTAAGAAAAATCCTAGTGATAATTCAGTAACCGCAACACCTATGGAAGAAGACTCGACATTAGATGTTGTTAACGACCCTGATGCAAGTGATGATGGAATGGGAATGTTTGAAGATAAAGAACTCCAAGAAAAATTTGAGTCAAAAAAACAACAAAAGTATTTCTTCGCAAAATGTGGTGATGGTAAAACCAAAGAACAAAAAAAATGGTGTAAAATGGCTGAAGAATTTACGGAAAAAACAAATTTTAAAAAATTACCTGAAAAGAAAAAAGAAACTAAGGAGAGTTATATGGATATGGTTGGTAAAGGATGGAATAAAAAAATGGAACTTGAAATACCCAAGATTAGACCAAGTGTTAGTATGGGTGAAAGTGAACTTGAAAAAAAAATCATGAAATTAGTCGAAAAACACATTACACCTAAAATGTCTAAGAAAGATTTTTTATCTTTAGTGTCTGAACAAGGAACTAAGGAAAAAGAAAGAACTAAGGAAAAGGAAAAAGAAAAAACTAAGGAAAAACCTGGCACACCTTATAAACCAAAAGAAGGTCCTGCAAAGGCCCCAAAGGCACACAAACATGAAGTTGACGAACAAGATGTTGCCCCTCCAAAACCAAAAACCAAAGAACCAATAACGAAACCAACAACTAAACCTGGAACACCTTATAGTCCTAAACCAGGTCCTGCTAAGGCACCTAAGGCATCCAAAGGAGAATTGCCAAGTTGGTTGTCATTTAAATCAATAGGAATTAAATTAAAATAATATGAGCCTGAATTTAAAAATGGAAAAAATATTAAGAACTAAAAGACAGTTAGAGAAAAAATCTTTATCTGAAGGTTTAACAAATAGAGAACGTTCTCTTTTAACTGAAATTAAATCAAGTTTAAGAGAGGCTCCGATTGATTACGAAGGACCTGAAAGAATGGAACCTGGAATTGAAAGAAAAATTACTTCAAAAGAAACTCCATATCACGAACATCCTGCGATGCCAGGTGGTGATAAAGACTTTATTGAAGTTGTTTCATCAAAACGATTTAAAGACTCTGTGGACAAGGTTAGACGTTATTTAGGTGACACGGCACCATTACAAGGTAGAAATCCTTTAATGAACCTTATGGGTATGGCTATGGGAGGTTTACGAGAAATCTCAAGAATTGAAAGTCAAAACAAAGAGTATCTTGAAAATTTAGCAATTGATTTGGTTAAGAAAGAATTAGGGATTCCTAAAGGAGCTTTACAGTTTGACGCCAAATTAGTTCATGGTGGTATGAGTGCCGCTGAAGGTATGAGAACAGAGCCTCAAGAACCTGAAGAAGAAGAAGTTGAAGACGCATTTAAAGAGGCGGAAGAACACACTGAAGATTTGTTAAATTTCGCAGATGCGTTCGAACAATTCAATTTAGAAAAAGCAAAAAGAAGATTTATTAACTCATTAATACAAGGGGCGGCATTTAAAGGTGGTCATATGTATGTTTTAGTTGGTGAAGAATTAAATAGATTAGACCCACAATTGTTAAACCTTTACGGTGTAACACAATCATTAATGGAACATATGTATTGGATATATCCTGATATGGAAGGAATGGCTGGTGGCGGCGGTGGACAAATGGGACAAAGTGAGGTTGATGAAGAAACTGACCCACCAACAGTTAAAGCAAGAGCCGCAACATTCCCATTACTTATTCACGAATTAGTAAAAGGTGTTTATGAGGTATTTGGTACACATGGTTTACCTGATGACCCAAAACAACAAGAATTGGTTATGAATGCTGAAGACACATTACCTGCCGAGATTTGGGATTCAAGATTAGGTCCTGTATTTTGGGAAAAATTTGTTGCAACATATCCATCGGAATTATTCGAAGACGATATGAAACATATCCAACATTATCTTTTCATGAGATTTTCTAAATTGGAGGCTAAAGAATTTTTTAGAGTTGCAAAATTGATTTTAAATGGTGACCCACAAGGAACTCAATTTATCCAAAGAATGGTTGACGAAATTGTTAAGGATTTAAAGAAACAAGATTACGAAGATAGTATGTCTAATGACGATGATGACGATGATGACATTGATTTATCTTCTTTAGGTTTCTAAAATAAAGATTAAATTTATATAAGCCCTCATTTATTAATTTAAATGGGGGTTTTGATATTTATATAAAAATAGTTTTATGACTTTAACAAAAGAACAGTTATTAATGGAGTATGTAAAATGTATGAGGGACACACCTTATGCGTTAAGAACATACTTACAAACCTACGATAACACAGTATCAAAATATGTCCCATTAGAATTATTCCCTGACCAAATTTCTTTGTTAGAGGATTATGAGAACTATAATGAAAATATCGCATTAAAATACCGTCAGGCGGGGGTTACAACAGTAACCGCAGGATGGGCATCAAAAAAATTAGTTTTTGCTAAAAAAGAAAGACCTGAGAAAATTCTAATTATTGCAAATAAGTTGGATACCTCACTTGAGATGGCAAATAAAATTAAAGCATTTGTTAACCAATGGCCATCATGGACTAATGCTGGGTTCTCAGTTGATAAAAATTCTCAAAAACATTATAAACTAACTAACGGATGTGAAGTTAAAGCGGTGGCAACCTCAAAGGATGCTTTACGTGGTTTTACACCAACAATATTAATATTTGATGAGGCGGCCTTTATTGAGGCCGACAGTGATTTTTGGTCCGCTTGTATGGCGTCTTTATCTACAGGGGGTAAAGTAATTGTTGTTTCAACACCGAATGGTTATGACGCAATCTATTACGAAATATATGACCAAGCATTAAGAAATATGAACGATTTTAAAATCACTGAAATGTTTTGGTATAGAGACCCAAGATATACTAAAGATTTATATCTTGTTAAGACAGATAATGTTATTCATTATTTATTAAACAAAGAAGAATACGATAAAGATAATATTATAAGTTGGGGAGATGTTTTATTTGAGGATAGAGATTATACAAAACTTAGAGAAATTATGGACGATGGTTATAAACCTTGTTCTTCTTGGTTTGAGGGGATGGTTAAAAAACTTAAATACGATAAAAGAAAAGTGTCACAAGAGTTGGAGTGTAATTTTTTGGGGTCAGGTGATAACGTATTTGATTCGGTATTATTAGAAAAGATTCGTGAAAATATGATAACTGAACCCCAAACAAAAATGATGGGAAATGCTTTATGGATATGGAAAGAACCTGTTATTGGTCACAAGTATGTTATGGGTGTCGATGTCAGTCGCGGGGACAGTGAGGATTTTAGTTCATTCCAAATAATTGATTTTGATACAAGAGAACAAGTTGCAGAATATGTCGGTAAATTACCTCCTGACACTATGGCCGAGATTTCTTACAAGTGGGCTAATATGTATTCTTGTTTTGTTGTGATAGATATTACAGGTGGAATGGGAGTTTCAACCGCAAGAAAAATGCAGGAAATGGGTTACAAGAATCTTTATGTTGACGGTGTTGATAGTGCAAACAAATGGAAATACGACCCTAAAGCGTTAGAAAAAATTCCTGGAATAAATTTTAATAATAAGAGAGTTCAAATCATTGCATCTTTTGAAGAGGTTATGAGACACGATTTTAAAATATATAGTGCAAGACTCTATAATGAGATGAATACGTTTATTTACATGAATGGTAGACCTGACCATCAAAAGGGTCACCATGATGATTTAATCATGTCTGTTGCTATGGCGACATATGTTGCCGAATCATCTTTTAGTAATTTAACTAAAGTAACCGAACATACTAAAGCAATGTTAGACTCTTGGTCGGTTAATAATAACCAATCGGCTAGTAAACAAATTGAATTCAATCCTGTAATACCTTATGGAGGAGACAGAATTAACCAATTCCCAAACACTAATGTTGGTCGTGAGGAATATGCAAAATACGGTTGGTTATTTGGTGGTCGTTAATATTTATAATTATGGGTAGGAATTTAAGAAAAAAATCAAGTAATTTATTTGCGGGTAGTAAGTTGAATGTTCCAGGACAAGGGATATACACTGTTAAGGCGTTTACGGGGAATAAATTACAGGTTGATGAACAAAAAAACAGAGTCCCAAGGCCGTCACAAACACCTTCCAATACCCCACCAATTATCACACCAAGTATTACACCATCTGTTACCCCAACTAATACTGTTACCCCAACAATTACCCCAACTAATACTGTTACCCCAACAATTACTCCAACTAATACTGTTACCCCAACAATTACTCCAACAATTACCCCAACAAATACGGTAACGCCAACAATTACACCAACACATACAACAACTCCAACCCCAACTCACACTATGACACCAACCCCAACCCCAACTCACACTATGACACCAACTCCAACTCAAACATTACCAATACCTAAAACTAGTTATTTTGAGGATTGTTGTGCATCAAGAAACAATCAATTATTTTTATTAGAAAACATTCCACCAATTCAAGTAATTAACGTAGGAACTGTTTATTATATTAACACAATTGGGTTTAGTGGTTGTGCGACTTGTATTTCATTTTCAGGTGTAGGGTTTACTCGGTATACGTATACATCGCCATTGACGGCTCAAACAGACTGTTTAACTTGTGTTGACATATGTCCAACACCAACTCCAACCCCAACTCCAACAATTACTCCGACAAATACGGTAACACCTACTAATACTGTCACCCCAACAATAACGCCCACTAATACGGTAACACCTACTAATACTGTCACCCCAACAATAACGCCCACTAATACTGTCACCCCAACTAATACTGTCACCCCAACCCCAACAATAACACCTACTAATACTGTCACCCCAACCCCAACAATAACCCCTACTAATACTGTCACCCCAACAAATACGGTGACCCCTACTAATACTGTCACCCCAACCCCAACAATAACACCTACTCAAACCACTCCATTATATGACCCTGACGCACAATTATATTTTAACCAATTAATAGGAACTATAAGTAATGGATGGAAAACAGCGGTAAACACGTTAGTATTACAATTAAAGTCAGATGGGAATTGGTCAGGATTGGATAGAATGTTTATACATGCTACCGAAAACCAACAAAACGCCACAATTTCATTAACAAATCCTACATCAACACCCGCGACCGAAGTTAACTCACCAAGTTGGGTTATTAACAGAGGTTATACTTCGAATGGAACAAATAGTTATATCAACACCCATTATAATCCATCAGTAGATGCGGTAAATTATAACCAATTTACTAATTCTGTAGGTGTATACGTTACAACAAATCTTAACGTACCTAACGGTACTGATTTAGGTATTTATAATGGAAGTAGTGGTTACGCAATTTACGCAAAAGATGGCGGATATTCGTACTATTTCCTAAGTTCCCCTAGTTACGTTTATTTTGCAAATCTTGACTCAAGAGGAATGTATTCAAATAAACTATCATTTAATTCAGGGATTACATCAAATAGATATCAATATAAAAACGGTGTTCAAATAGGTATAGGAAGTGTTAATCCTGTTTTAATAAATCTACCTTTTTATGTTTGTGCAATGAACTATAATAACACACCAAATTTCTTTTCAATAAGACAAATTGCAATGAATTTTTATGGTGGAAACATTAATAACGTAACTTTTTATACCGCATTTCAAACATTCGCAACAACTGTTGGATTTAACGTATAAGGTAAAAAAATCAAACGCTTTAATTACTTTAAACCTTTTGTATATTTATTGTAGAAAGAATTAAAATACTCACATGGAAAATAACGACAATGGAAATTTAACGGTATGGCAGAGGTTATCCCACGCATTTGGGCCTAACGCCTTGTTAAACCAAGATTACCCAACATATAAGTTCGATAGAAAAGACTTATTAAAGACTACTTCTAAACAAGAATACGATAAAGAGTTATTACAAGCTCAACAAACTTATTACTTATCCAATCAATGGACAAAGATTGAAAGTAACATGTATACCCAATCGGTTTATTATGAACCAACAAGATTGGCGTCGTTTTATGATTACGAAAGTATGGAATATACACCAGAAATTTCCGCAGCGTTAGACATTTATGGTGAAGAATCAACAACGGTTGATGAGAACGGATATATGTTACAAATCTATTCCGAATCAAAAAGAATCAAATCAATACTAGCCGATTTGTTTAATAACGTTATGGATGTTAATACAAACTTACCTATGTGGGTGAGAAATACTTGCAAATATGGCGATAACTTCGTCTACCTAAAATTAGATTCGGATAAAGGTATTGTTGGTTGTATGCAACTTCCAAATATTGAGATAGAACGTTTGGAAAGAGGTATGCCAGCTCAAGCAGCAAAACAAAACATTGATGAACCTATTGAAAACAAAGGTTTAAGATTTAATTGGAAAGCCAAAGCGATGGAATTTAATTCATGGGAGATTGCTCACTTTAGATTATTGGGTGACGATAGAAAACTTCCCTACGGTACTTCAATGTTAGAAAAGGCAAGACGTATTTGGAAACAATTATTGTTATCTGAAGATGCGATGTTAATTTATAGAACATCAAGAGCGCCTGAAAGAAGAGTATTCAAAGTATTTGTTGGTAACATGGACGATAAAGACGTTGAGGCATATGTACAACGTGTCGCAAACAAATTTAAAAGAGACCAAGTTGTTGATAAAAATACAGGAAATGTTGATTTACGATTCAACCAAATGGCGGTTGACCAAGATTACTTTATTCCTGTAAGAGATGCCGCGGCACCAAACCCAATCGATACTTTACCAGGAGCTCAGAACTTATCGGAAATTGCCGATATTGAGTATATCCAAAAGAAATTATTAACCGCGTTACGTGTTCCTAAAGCATTTTTAGGATTTGAGGAAATTGTTGGTGAAGGTAAAAACTTATCGTTAATGGATATTCGTTTTGCAAGAACTATTAATAGAATACAAAAATGTATGATTGCTGAAATGAATAAAATCGCAATCATTCACTTATTCCTATTAGGGTTTGAGGACGAGTTATCAAACTTTACATTAGGTTTAACTAACCCATCATCTCAAGCAGATTTATTAAAAGTTGATTTGTGGAAAGAAAAGATTTTACTTTACAAAGATGCGGTGACCGCTATCGAAGGTATTGCACCTGTGTCAGTATCATGGGCCAAAAAACATGTATTAGGATTCTCTGATGAAGAAATTAAACTTGATTTACAACAACAACGTATTGAGAAAGCGGTTGGTGCCGAGTTAACAAACACCGCAACAATCATCACTCATTCAGGTATCTTTGACAATGTTGATAAATTATATGGTAACAAATCAGGCTCAACTGCAAACGCGGGAGGAGCTCCACCACCACCTCCTGGAGGTGACGAAGGAGGAGGGTCAATGCCACCGCCACCACCACCACCCTCAGGACCTGAACCAGGTGGAGACGCGGGAGTAACTCCTGAATCATTTAAAAGAGATAACTTAAAAATTCTGTTAGAATCAAACTCATTAACGGACGAAGACTCGTATATTGATTTATCCAAAGGAAAAAATTCTTTAGGAGAAATGGAGGCTCAACTGAGTAAACTTCTAAAAGATTGATATTTATAATAAAAAAACGAAAATGATTAAGTTTGGTATATTAAAATCTAAGATAGAAAAAGTTTTATTAGAATCATATTCTAACGATACTTTTAAAGATGAATTAAAGAATTTTAAAAAATTGGTATTGGAAAATAAGAATCTCAGTAAGATATTTTATCTATACGATGAATTAAGTTCTAAGAAGGGGTTAAACGAAAATACAGTTAATGATTATATTCATGAATGTATCACTATGTATGAAAACACCATTAACAAAATTAAATCTTCTGAGTTAAATAATCTAAAGACTTGGGTTGGTAATGTTAAATCAGAAAACCTATACGAAACCGTTGACGGATTATTTTCAACTGACGTATTAACTATTGAGTCTAAAATCAAAAGTAAAAAATTAATCAAAGAATCTTTAATGGTTCCCAAACCAATTAGTCAAGAAATTATAAAATTACCACTATCCACAATGGTGAGTGTCGCTAATAAAACAATTTCAAGTTATATCAATGGATTAAATGAATCTGAAAAGAAAGATTTAATGAAATTTTTATCTACAGACGATTCAGTCTTAAAAGAAAATTTTGAGACAATTAAAGGAGAGGTAATTGTAAAACTAAAAACCCTACAAGAGGGTTCTGATATTGGCACATTAAATACAATTACCGAAACAATTGAAAAAGTTGAATCAGAAAAGTATGACAAACTATCTTATTTTAAATTAAAGAATCTTAAAGAAACTCTTTAATCTTTGTTAGATTTAAACTTTTGTTGAACGTATTTCGCTTTCTTCATCATCTCTCTATTTCTCACAGAATCTTTAACGAATGTTTTACGATTATTTAGTTCAGACATTTGTCTTGTTTTAATGACCTTACTTTTGTACATTTTTAGGGCTCTTTCGATATTACCCTTTTCCACTTTGATTATTAGCATATAATTACAAATATCTTACCATTTTAATTTATTTTGACTATTGGAACAAATATACCTATTTTTTTGGAAAATAAACTATAAAAATATGGAAATTAATGAAAAAGGGGAAAACCTCGCAAATCCAAGGATTCAAGTCTACTAAAGTCGTATATGGCACAGTAGACTCAATAAACTTTAAATCACTTTATTTAAATCTTCAAACATGGGTAGAACCAATAAAAGACACAGAGAATTGGAACAGGGTTGTTTTAAATCTAAGTCGGGAAATAAGACACATTGTACATAATAGTATTGATAGACTCTTATTTGATGACAACTTCATTGTTGATTTAGATTTACGGTCAAGTGGATTGTCCACAGGAAAAAAATCATTCTTAAATTTAGAAATTAACATTTACCTAAAAGAACAAGAAACAGACTTCAAATCAATTAGATTACGAGATTCTCTGAAAAAAATGACAAAAGACATTCTACAACAAAGTTTTAATGAACACGAATACTTTAAGTTTTACCCAACTAAAAATGGGAAAAGAAAAGAATTGGTGACACAAATAGATAATCTTTAATATTTATAATTAAAATTAAAGATGAATCTAAAAATTATAAAACCTGGCGAGTCAGGAAAAGGAATTCTTGTGGAATTCGACGCTGGATATATTTCACCAAAAAACGAAAAAAACTCTTTCATATTAGAATCAACAAATATGTTGGACCATTCTAAACCATTTGAGTTTTATGCGGTTTTACAAAAATATAATACCCCCAATAGAAACGGTAGAATATATCCTGAACGTATCCTTAAAAGAGAGGCGGACAATTATAAAAAACTAATTCAAAAGGGAACCTCTTTATCCGAGTTAAATCATCCCGAATCTTCCCTAATTGATTTAGACCGAGTGTCTCATTTAATTACGGATGTTTGGTGGGAAGGAGATACATTGATGGGTAAATTAAAATTATTGACAAGTCCAGGATTCCACGAAAGAGGAATTGTATCGACTAAAGGAGATATGGCAGCAAACTATTTAAGACAAGGGGTAACCCTTGGTATCTCATCAAGAGGTGTTGGGTCTTTAAAAAAGATTGGTGAACAGAATGAAGTACAAGACGATTTTGAATTAATCTGTTTTGACTTAGTTTCTTCTCCATCAACACCAGGAGCGTATCTTTTCTTAAATAAAGAAGATAAAGGTAATTTTGAAGAGAGCATTGAAGAAGAAAAAAGAATGTCTGTAGAAAGACATGTTGGGGATTCAGGAAATAAATCGCTTGACTTAATGAAGAAATTGAACGATTATTTAGGAAACAGATAAAAAAATTATTAAACATGGAACAAGGAGAAATTTATTTCGTAGCAAAAATTACAACCGATTCAGTTGATTCAGAATCAGGTAAAGTAAAAAAAGTAAAAGAAGAAAAATTAGTAAAAGGATTCACCCCAACTGATGTTGAGGCGAAAATAACTAAGATTTTTGAGGCGTATACCCAAGATTGGAGAATTACGGCAATTGTTGAAAGTAAAATTAATGAAGTAATAGAGTAAATTAAATTTCAATAATAAATTAAAAGGAGACCCAAAAGGTCTCTTTTTTGTTTTTTGTCAAATGGGAGATATTTATTAGGTAATAAATAAACCGATTGAAATTGGAATAAATTATATTTTTTTCACAATTGGTAATATTTATATATAAAAATATAAATTCACGATGGCAAAAGAAAAATCATTAGTAGAAGATGCAATCATTCAAATGAAAAATTTGGAAGAAGCGGTTGCCGAAAACGCAAAAGGAATACTTGCTTCAACAATGTCGCAAGAAATCAAAGAATTGGTAAAAGAATCTCTATTTGAACAAGAATCAGATGACGAGGTTGAAGACGATGCTGATATGGACATGGGTAACATGGACGTAGATGCTGATAACCAAGATACAGACGTTGAAGACGATGACATGGAAGATGACATGGCAGATGATGACATGGCAGATGATGACATGGCAGATGATGACATGGCAGAACCTATCGACTTAACTAACAAATCAGACGAAGAAGTTCTTCGTGTATTCCAATTGATGGGACCTGATGATAATATCGTAGTAACGAAAGACGCTGGCGGTAATATTAATCTTAAGGATACTCAAGCAAACAAAGAATATATGATTGTTGGAGAAGGAATGGAAGACATGTATGAAGACGATGAAGAAGAAGAAGAAGAAGAAGAAGAGTTTTACGAATCTGATTCTAATATTGACGACATCGTTGAAAAAGTTTTTAACGAGGACGACTCTGAAGAAATGATGGAAGACGAAGACATGTTTAACTCAGAAGAATTTGACGAGGAAGAAGACATGGTTGACGATGCTGACCAAGTTGTTTACGAAATCGCATTTGACGATGAAGAAGAATTGGAAGATGATGAATTCATGGAAAACAACATGTACGAATCTAAATCAGGTAAGAAAACTATCAAACCAAAAGGGGTCGGAATGGGAAACCCTAACGTAAAAGTTTACTCTAAAAATCCAAATCAAGGAACAGGTTTCAAAACAAAAATGAAACAAGGTCCTAAATCGGTTGGAACGGGTAAAGCAAAATTTGAATATAAACAAGGTGAAAACGCAGGTGACAAACTTGGAAAAAACAAGATGGTCAAAAAAGTTGAAACCAAAGAAGGTGTACGTACATTAGGTGCAGGTAGTAGAGCGGGTAGAAAAGGTGGTTTACCAAAACCAAGAGCTCATTCGGCTTTCAACATGGCACTTAAAGAAAACGACACAAGAGAAGTACAAGTTCTTAGAGAAAAGAATGAAGAATACAGAAAGGCATTAAACATCTTCAGAAATAAATTGACTGAGGTTGCGGTATTTAATTCAAACTTAGCATACGCTACACGTTTGTTCACTGAACACTCAACATCAAAACAAGAAAAAATCAATATATTAAGAAGATTTGATGGTGTAGAATCAATCAAAGAATCTAAAGGATTGTACAAAACAATTAAAGACGAACTTTCACCTACAACAAGTCAGTCAATGAATGAATCATTTGAGCGTAAAATTGAAAACGCACCAACGACAGGTTCAGCGATTAACTTAATTGAGAACAAAACTTATGAAAATCCTCAATTCCTTAGAATGAAAGACTTAATGTCTAAAATGAAATAAAAAATAAACTAAAACAAAACAAAAAAAAATACTAAAATGGGAGCATTATTAGAATCAGGTCTTGTCGGTAACATCGGGTTAAAACACCTTAAAGTTATCAAAGAAGATACAATTAACAAATGGGATAAATTAGGATTCCTAGAAGGCCTTAAAGGTCACCTAAAAGAGAACGTAGCTCAGTTATATGAGAATCAAGCGTCTCACTTAATAAACGAAGCTACTTCAGAAGGTTCATCAGGTTCATTTGAAACTGTTGTTTTCCCTATCGTTAGACGTGTATTCTCTAAATTATTAGCGAATGATATCGTTTCTGTACAAGCTATGAACTTACCAATCGGTAAATTGTTCTACTTCGTACCTAAAATTCAAGGGTATGCTGGTGGAACTGCTCAACTAGCAGATAACACTATACCTTACGATGGTCAATCAGGTCAACACTACGGTCCAGTTGGAGCGGTTGGTGGTTTAACTGCGGCACAAGCACAATCTGGTACAGGTTACAACTCAGGTACTGGTACTTATAACCCTACTTACAAGAAAAATCTTTACGATTTATTCTACGAAGGAAATGAAGGTCAATTAGACCCTCCAGGTTTATTCGATTACTCTAAAGGACAATGGTCAGCAGTTACTATGGGAACAACTATCCAAGTTTGGGAGAATGGTGGTTTAACTGACTTAACGGGAACAACGTTAAACGGTCAAAACGTTAGAAAAGTAATTGTTTCTATGTGTGGATTTGCACCTGTTGGTTCAGGAAAATTAATCGGACCTGATGGTAACGAATATGATTCTGAAGCTTTCTTATCGGATTTAAGAATTTATTCTAACGATATTTATACTGACCCTACATGGTCTGCAAGCACTGCGTCAACACAATGTCAAAACGTATTTAACGCGGCTCACCTACCAAATTCATTATTGTTCAGAGTTGTTACTCAACAATACGGTCAAGGAATTGTATCAGGATTAAACAGTATGCAATCAGCACCATGGGCGTCTGATGGTAATGGTGGTCAATTCAATAACATCTGTTCACCAACAGGTTGTATCTATTTAGAAGTTGATTTATCATGTCCTGCATGTGCAACTTGTGGTTCAGATACTTTAGATGGTTACACAGGAACTACTCTTGGTGTTGTTAACCCTAACGTGTTCAATGCGGTATTCAGACGTTACAAAGAAATGGAATTTGAAGACAAAATCGGAGAAGTTTCTTTCGAATTGGATTCTGTTACAGTTTCTGTTACTGAAAGAAAATTAAGAGCACAATGGTCTCCTGAGTTAGCTCAAGACGTTGCGGCTTTCCACAACATCGATGCTGAAGCTGAATTAACGGCTTTATTATCTGAACAAGTTGCGGCTGAAATCGACCGTGAAATCCTTAGAGATTTACGTAAAGGTGCAGCGTGGAACTTACGTTGGGATTACAACGGTTGGAGAAGAATTTCTGCAACAACTAACTACACTCAAAAAGACTGGAACCAAACATTAATCACTGCGATTAATCAGTTGTCAGCACAAATTCACAAGTCTACTTTAAGAGGTGGAGCTAACTGGATTGTTGTTTCTTCTGAAGTTTCTGCGATTTTTGATGATTTAGAATACTTCCACGTATCTAACGCGTCTCCTGAGCAAGACCAATACAACATGGGTATTGAAAGAGTTGGTACATTAGCTGGTCGTTACCAAGTTTACCGTGACCCTTACTTTCCACCAAACCAAGTTTTGATTGGACACAAAGGAACGTCATTGTTAGACACAGGTTATATCTACGCACCATACGTACCATTACAATTAACACCTACAATGTATAATCCGTTCAACTTTACACCGATTAAAGGTATAATGACGAGATACGCGAAAAAAATGGTGAACAACAGATTTTACGGAAGAATTACCGTAGATGGCGTTAGAACATTTGATTTAAGAGAATTGAGATAATCAAAATCTTAAAGAATAAGACTAAAGGGACAATTTATTGTCCCTTTTTTTATATCTTAATTTTAATAGTTGATTTTTTGGTCAAATAACTTATATTTATGTATATGAGAAAAATAGAATTAACCGAATTACAAGTTAAAGAAATAATAAAGTTATACACTGAAGATTTACTAGGTTCTCCCACTATTAGTGAAAAATTAAAAATACATAAAACAATTATCTTAAATACTCTTAGGGATAATGGTATTGTCCTTGGACCATCAGGTAGAAGAAATATTGGTGGTAGAGAAGTTTCTATGAAAAAATATGAATCAAAACCTGAAACAAAAAAAAGAAAAAGTGAAAATCACAAAAAATGGTCCGAAAATAACCGAGACCATCTTAACGAATACCATCAAAAATGGAGAGAAAAAAATATAGATAAACATAGAGAATCCAAACGTAAGTATCAACAACATCTTAGAGATACTGACCCCATCTATAAATTAATCTCTTATTTCAGAACCGCAATATATCAAGTATTAAAGGAGAGTAATGTAGAGAAAAATAAACATTACTTTGATGTATTACAATACACACCTGAAGAACTAATAAAACATTTAGAATTACAATTTAAGGATGATATGATATGGGAAAATTATGGTGAATGGCACGTTGACCACATTAAACCAATCTCGTCTTTTAACATTGTTGAGATGGGTGATGAGGAGTTTATGAAATGTTGGTCATTGGGTAATCTTCAACCTATGTGGGGGGAAGAAAACATACGAAAGTCTAATAAATTTTAAATAAAATTTTTTTTTTTTTGAGAAGTCGGATATTTATCTATTAAACAACTAAAAAAAATGGGAAAAAGAGTAATAAGATTAACTGAGTCTGATTTAATTAGATTAGTTAAAAAAGTAATTAGAGAACAAGAAGAAGAGGATTGGTCCGATAACGATGAAACTGAATTATCTTCACTAGATTCTAAATACAAAGATATCCAATCTCGTATGTCAAATAAATCTAAAGATATTCAGTCAAAATACCGTAAAGATGATGGTGAGGTTGAGCAGAGCGATGATTTCTATGATGAAATTGGTGCAATGTACGATGAACCCGATTATATAGAAACTAATAAAAAACGTGATGATTTATCGCGTAAAAAAGGTAATTATCAAGAAAAAATGAGATATGGTGATGTTGTAAAAAATAGACCTTCAGATTTTGATGTTGAAAGATATAGTTCAGAATATGATAATTTAGAACCTGAAATTGGGGATTTGAAAAAAGGATACCCATACCTTAAAGATGAACCAAATTTTGATACATTTGCGGATAAGTATAAAAAATACGATAAATCTGATAAAGGAATGAGTTTAAAATCAAAACAAGATAGAAGAGATTATCTTAGAAAAAATTTAGATAGAGACTACACCCATCCATCTCGAAGAAATCAAAAATAAAATAAAACAGAATAATGGAAAAAGGAGACAAGAAATTGTCTCCTTTTTTTATGTACGATAATTAAATCGTATGGTTTATTCATTATAACTCACTAATCCAACGTATATATAATTTTTGTTGTATATTTATAATAAACCATTAATCATGAAAAATCTATTATTAAGTTTATTAGTTTTATTAACAAACATATCCGTTTCTCAAACATTATATAAATACGATTATGTTGAGACTTATAGTCTTGATTGGTCAGGAATATGGTGGACGCCAGCACCAACTGCGGGATATTACACTAACGCATCTGTTAGTCCAAGTGCAAGTGCGGCACTTTATGGTTTGGGTGGTGGAACATCGGGATATGAGTCAGATTGGTATTCGTTTCCAAATTTAGTTGTCAACCCATATAACGATTATTATTTCACATTTAGATTGGCGTCGTATAGATTTACCTCAACTAACGCTACAAGGGGTGTGGACGTTGGTGACTATATTATCGTTCAATTAAGTACTGATGGTGGTACAGTATATAATAACGAATTACAAATTACAGGTAATAATAATGCGTATTGGAACTATAACACAAATGCTACTTATACTAAAACCGCAAATGGTGTGTTAACAACAATTGGTCCGTCTGCGGGTGGAGATAGGACTTCTACAGGTGACGGGTATTCTGTCATAAGATTAAATATCCCACCGAACACTTCTAATATTGCCATAGACATCTTTACAAGGTCCAACGCTTTAGGGGAAGAATGGTGGATGGATAATTTTCAATTATATGAGACAGTAAACAGTCCCCTACCAATTGAATTGTTATATTTTAATGGTGTATCGTACCCTAAATATAATGTATTACAATGGTCCACCGCATCTGAAATTAACTCAAGTCATTATATTATTGAAAGAAGTGTTGATGGGATAAATTGGTCACAGGTGGGTAAAGTAAATGCGTCAGGTAACTCAACAAGTGTGTTAGATTACAGTTATGTTGATTTATTTACAGAGTATACGATTAATTACTATAGATTGATACAGTTCGATTATGACGGTAAATCAAAAAAATATGATATTATTGGTTTAGATAATAGAACTAAACCAAAGACAATAGTTAAATATTTTAACTTATTGGGTCAAGAAATTAATGAATCAGACGCATTAGGTGTAATAATTGTTGTTTATAGTGACGGGACAACTCAAAGAATAATAAAATAAAAGTATTTATATTATATGAATGCTTTAAGAGAATTAATTAAGGAGAATCTATTATTAGAGAAAAGAATTGCTCAAATTGTACATGAGATACAAACTCAGTTCAATTTTGAGGTTTCAAGAACAACCCATTCTTCTGATAGGTCAACAAGACCTGAATTAAACGATACGTATAACCAACGAGAAATTACTAATTTAGAAGTAAAAGAATTTGTTGCACTATTCATTAGGGAGATTGCGGAAAGAATTGTTTACCGTGAAATTAATGACGGTGACGCTTTTGTTATTAAATCAAACAAGTGGGAATTGGCTCTACCAATTATACCAATTCATAATGGGGGTTCAAGTTGGACTTTATTATTCAGTACTGCCTTTAGAGAGTCTGAAAGTAATCCGTTTAGAGTTGGTAAAAATCAATTAGTTTTGTGGAGATAAAAAGAGGGTGGACATTGTATCTAAATCGTCTTCCGTTCCACCCAGTAAGTTAGGATTGTTTCGTTCTAACCCGTTGTGAATAATTGTATCTGAATCGTTTCCCTTAATCACATTACAAATATAAGTATATTTATTGATTCCACAAAATTTTTTTTGGAAAACATTGATATTTATATATTAAACAGAAAAAAACATGAAAAAATTATATTTTTTAAATGAAGAAGAATCTAAAAGGATTTTAAATCTTCACAAAAATGCGACTAAAAAACAATATTTATCTGAACAAGAGTTAGACGAGGCCGATATGGGTAAGGTTGCATCAAATGCCGCAAGTGGAGCAATTATAGGTTCTGCCTTGGGTCTACCTGGAGCAATTATTGGAGGAGCGGTTGGAGCAATTTATGGATTACTGAGTAATAGTAATAGTTCTGACGGGGCTAAAAAAATATTACAAGCTTGTACTAATACAGAATTAGTAGGACCTGCTTCACAAACAAGACAACAATTAAACGCTATTGCGGATGGTCTTAATACCGCAATTGAAGGTATGGGTACTGATGAAGATGCTATTAAATCTAATTTACAAAAAATCACCACTATTCCTGATTTATGTGCAATGGCAAAAATATATCAAACAAGACACGGTGAAGATTTATTTGATGCCATTGATGGTGATATTGACTCAGAATCTGAATGGAAAAATTATGTTTACTTACCATTATTAGATGCTTACGAAAATAGTAAAGAATTAGGGGAAAAGGCGGCTGCGGCAGCTGCGGTAGCTCCATCAGGAACTACATCAGGAACTACATCAGGAACAACCGACACTACAAACGTAGTTAATAAAGGTGGTGTTTCTAACTTACAACCTAAAACCAAAACGATACAATCTACGTTAGGTGTATCACAAACAGGTACTATGGACCAAGCAACAATCGACGCATTAATGGTTAAACTACAAGGTAGTGGTCAATAATAATCCACTAATATAAATTAAAAAATATAACAAAAAATAATATGAGAAAATTAATTATAACCGAAAGTGAGAAACGTAAAATTCTTAATATGCACGGGTTTAAAAAAATGTTATCTGAAGCAACATTAGTTGACGTACAAAATTTATTAAATACTAAATTTAGTTCGGGTTTAACACCTGATGGTAAATACGGACCTAAGACCGCAGCGGCAATTGAAAAGGCTTTAAGTGGTGGTTCACCAGTAGGTCAACCGGAGATGATGGTTCCAATAAAGGCATCATTAAATCAAACCCCTACTATTGACCCTAAAATGACTATAAAAACACCTGCAGGAACTACAACAGGAACACCAAATGCTGGCGATATTGCTGGCGGAGACAAGGGTGAACCAAGTGACGTAAATTAAAAAACAATACAATCAATTAATCTACTTGCCGTAGAGTAATTTGTTGCTAAAGGAATGTCGTGAACATTACATATCCTTAATAACATACTAACATCCACTTGATGTGGATGAACTTCCAAGGGGTCGATGAAGAATATAACTACATCGACCTCTTTGTTTACAATCATTGACGCAATCTGAGCATCACCCCCCATTGGTCCGCTAAACATTGTTCGAACCTTTTGTAGACCCGCATGAATTAAATGTTTACCTGTAGTTCCCGTGGCAATTACCTCAACATTTTTTGATGTGAAAAAAGGGATTCGTTTCATTACAAACGATACCATATCGGCCTTCTTACCGTCATGAGCGATTAACGCAATTCTAATGTTGTTCATCTTGGGTAGGTTCTTCAATTTTTGACAAGGTTCTAATACATTTTGAGATTACTTCTGTTTCACCCAAAGAATATACACCTGATTCATGAGCATACTTAACCGCCTGAATTAGAACGTATATTGAGTTGTCTCTATCCATTGTTTGTAACAAGACATCCAGATGGTCCTCATTTAATAGAGGTATGGTGTTAAATAATTTTCCAAATAGTTTTTGTTCTTCCATTTTAATAGTATAAGATATTTATAAGTATAAGTAATAATTTTCAGAATGTTAAGAGATATTTTAAATAAGGTAAAACGAGAAATTATCAAAGAGGCAACAGGTGATAGTGGTGGTAGAGGGTCATACGTTGGTCCTATGCAACCCGGAACAAAGGAGTTTGATAAAACTGCCTTACAACCTTTTAATGTCCCTGTATCGAAGTATAATGACGCAATGTTGGCTTATGATAGTTACGATGGTAAAATGAGTTTACCTAAGAAACAAACCTCTAAGATTGAACGTAAAGCTAAGAAAGAATCTGACTATCTTAAGAAACATCCTAACTTAACATTGAGTGATGATGATGGTAATAATATTAATCAAACTCCTGGATATAAAAAGAAAATTGTTCCTGTTAATGAGTGGGTTGAAATACTGCCTGTTGAGAAAAGTCCGTTAAGGAATTTCATCAAGGGTGTTTTGAGGAAATCCCTCTGAAGATTCTATTTTATCTAAAATGGTACGTAAAGAATGTTTAATTTGAGATTTAACTTCCTCTTTATATTGTTGTCGTATAACTTCTGTCTTATTATCGTACATCTTCGTTAGTCTATCCCACTCTCTGTCATACAATGAAACATCATAATGGTACACATGATTTGTGACACTAACACGTCTATCGTCAAGAATAACAAATAACCCTAATTCGGAGTTTTTAATAAAACGTTCTCCTGATAACGGAGCGATAAGTAATTTTGAGTTTGGGTGGTTTATTAATGACCGGCAAATCCCCAAACAAATTTTTTGGCTATCGGTTAATTTTTCAATAGGTTTTAGACCTGTATATCGCGTCCAAATTAACCATCTGACATATAACTGTTTAAATATTTTTTTCATAGTTTATTTTACTATTAACAAAGATATACAAAAAATATCAATTATAAAAGTATATGAGTTAAAAATCGAACTTATTATTTTTCATGTATGCGTTATCGGCATACCTCAAAAAATCTTTACCATAGATTACGGACAATCTGTCCATAACCAATTGAGGATTTTTTCTCATATAACGTAAGATATCTGCAGGAATTTGGTCACTATATCTCCCGAATAACCCTTCGATATCTTTTTCTCTTGGGGTCATTTTTATATGTGGTTCTACGGTAAATTTAGGTTTACCTATTTCATCATCGAATTCTTGTTCGTTAACGATTCTTTTAACAAGTCTGTTTAAATCGGACTCAGTTAGTTTAACTATTTTTTTCATATTGTTTACGAGTTTAATCCGTTTATTCCTCCTAATGCGATTGCGTCTAAAAGGACTACCGCATGACCTTGTTCGTTTGTCCAAGTAGGGTGTGGGGGGGTTATTGATACTGTATTACCACTACAATCGATAACACATACGTTATATTCAGTTCCTGCACTTATCGGGGGTGGTGATATGCAATCATCACAACTTAAAAACGGCCCTGAAACGTATGAATAATTTGTTGCTCCCGTTGATGTTAACCCTGTAAAAGTTGCACAAAATGGTGTATTAGAATCAAACTGTATTTCATAAGTCATACCTGTTGTAGGAGCACCATATCCAGTACAAAAGTTAGTCGATTCTATATTAATTTCATCTCCTGTATCACATGTTATAAATGTAAAATTTAAAGACTCTGTATTATCAGTTAAACAGTCACAACAATCGTCATATGTAACACCACCATACTCATAACCTGAAGTTATAGGGTCTATTGTATCTTCTACAACAGTACCACAAAATACGTCTCCAACAAAAGTAAACTTTATTACCTGTCCCACCGCTAATGTTGCTGCAGAAAGAATGTATACATCATTAGTCAAACATTCATTTATAATATAATTTGTCATTTTAATTTGTTTTTATATAAATATCTCGTTTAGTTATTTAATCCGTTTATTCCTCCTAATACTATAGCATCTAACAGAACTACCGCATGACCTTGTTCGTTTGTCCAAGTAGGGTGTGGAGGTGTTATAGACACAGTGTTACCACTACAATCGATAACACATACATTATATTCGGTTCCCGCACTTATTGGTGGTGGTGGGTCAGGTGTACATTCAAAACAAATATCATAATAATTTGTTATTATTGGGGTAATTCCTGTTGGTTGTTGTGGACACGGATTCGCAATGAAATAACACTCTCCATTAGTTTTAAAAACATAAAATTCTCTTGGTTTAGAGTAATAATGTCTAACATAATCCTCTTGAGTCAAATTAAAAATATTATAGACTCCTGTTGAACAATTAATTGCTCTAACACCAATATTAATAGAGGAACAGTCTTCGCATGTAATTTCATCATCTGAAGTAAAATATTCCCCCGTTTCCAATCCTGGAGTAACAGGTACAGTTAGTGTAACACAAATAAATGGAACACTACCCCAAGATAATTGATAAGTATCTCCAGGAGTTGCGGTTGACGGAACTGAAACATTAAATACATAAGTGGTTGCGGATGTACATGCGGTCGCCACATATAAAGTTCTATTAGCATCCCCATTACAGCTCGAACAATTTAGAAAAGTTTCAAAACCGTATACATAATCACTTCCATAGTTCCCTTGACTAACGCTAGTAACTTCTATACAACCATAAAAAGGATGATAAAGAATATCTCCCACACTAACATATTGATAGGTGGTAGTTATACCTACAATTTCGGGAGTAATACAAATTGACCATTCTATAGTAAACCCATTACATTCAATACATTCTTGACATGTCGGTGTTGGGTCAAAATTTAGATAATAATTTATTGTGACAGGGGCGTCAGTCGGTCCAACAACTGTGAAACATCCTAAGTCAGTTGACAAACTAGATACCTCACCATTATTATATAACGCTGATGCCCAAACTACTTCAGTAATTTCAGGGTTTAAACAATCACTAAGTAATAATTTTGTATTACCTGATGATAAACATTCCTCACATAATCCTCTTTCATCAATTCCAAAATCACTTATAAATGTGTATACAAAAGAACAAGGGGATGGTGATACTCCTTGCACTACACCGCAATATAAATTTATACCATCTGAGTACGAAATTAAGTTGCCGACTAATGCAGACTCGAAACCAATAAGACCGACACAATCTATGATTTCATCAGTACATCTTATAACGTCATAGGATACGGTACTACCCGTTAAACAATCAGTACATCCTGTATAAACGGTATTTAAAGTGGTAACAGTACCAAGTTTTTCAGATAATAATTGAGCATTATATTCCCATTCACTATATTGAATTATATCATCAATTGTGAAACACGAAGATATTGGTCTCCCTTCAACTGATATTGACCCATTAAATACTTCTCCTATTATCGGTACACCTATAAAACTATTATAAGTAACAAAATATATACTATACCCAATACAATCAGATATTCTAATGACCCCATAATTGTCTCTTAAACAAACATCGCAAGTTTCGTATTGTGTTTGTGCGGAAATGGTACTACTGAGGTTATTGGTTAATGAGGTTATCTCATAACAATAATATTTTCCTGCAGGTGCTGGGACATTAGTTGCCGACCAAATTTCACCAACACTCGGGATAAAAGTATTAAAGTTAATAGATGATAGTCCACCATCTATACATAATGTTGAGTTAGGAGTTGCCATATTATTTAGTATTCACTATTTGAAATTTTATTTGTCTTTTATAAGTGTTGACCTCACCTGAACTCTCGACCTTAATATCGATAAAGTATTCATTCGGTATTTTATCTCTTGTATCAAACATGAAGTAATATTCATTTGGGGTCCTATTTATTTTTGTCCAATCTTGCACTTGTACTTCAGTCTGACCTTCTCTAACATAAACTCTATATGAAGCGTCAACTTTCTGTAATAATTTATTTGTACTGTAAGCTTGTTTGATTATCACCCCAACTTTTCTAATATCGGTATTTAAGATTTTTTCATCTTGTTTAATACCATAAAAATCAAATCCGTATAATTTAGGGTCAACCGATGTTGTTCCTATTTGGATTGAGTTTTTATATGGATATAATGTAAAGTCATTAGTTATTGGTGGAATTGGGAATCCGTTTAAACTTAAGTTATACCATTTATCTGAGAAAGTACAAGGTGTTTTATAACCTGATAATGGAGGTATTACCACTTCGTAAACCCCTTTGGTTTTTTGACAAGTTGTTAATCCTGTTAATCCAGGTATTTCACTACCTGACGCATCCAATATAGTCACACTCGGTAAATAATCTAAATTAACAGGTTGGCCATTGTCGTATAGATAAAGATAAAGTCTGTTAACATGTCCTAACGTGAATAGATTTCTATCGTCATCAATTAAGTCATCATAGTTAGTTTCTAAAAATGGTTCGTAGAATGTTTGGGTATGTCTTGTGAAGAATTGTGTTTCATACGCATCAGTTAATCCGATTAGGTTTTCGACCTGAGGTTTATACGCGATACCCCATCCTGATACGTTAGTCAACGTACCATCTAAGATTGCGTTTATCTCATTAGTCATATTAAAACTAATGTTCTCATTACCAAACTCAAAATGTTGTACGTCAACAATAGTTATCGCCGAATAATTAACTCCCGTACCCGTTGCGGTATTTGTGTTGTTATATATTCCTGGTTCAGTCCACACCCCAATAGTAGTTGTTTGAACCCAATTGGATGGTCTGTCAGAGAAGTTCTTATCAAAGTTACTATAATCATAGATTAAGTCCGCAAAGTCATAACCAACCCCTTCATCCCACACTTGCGGTGTTGACGGGTCGTCATTAATGTACGGAATTCTAAATAAGATTAGGTCAAATGAAGTTGCCCTCATTCTTGCCTGAGACGTTTTAGTGTTCAACAAGTCAACATTAAACCATGACGTGTTAGTCATTCTTAACGTATGTTTAGTTGTGTCGGGACAAGTAGTACTGATAGTACCATCAAAAACCTTTTCCATTAATAATGAAAGGTCTAAGTCAAAAATAAATCGACTATACCCATTTGGAAACTGAGATGTTGCCAAAGAGCCATAAAATAGTTCTGTCACAGGGTTTCTCCCCGTGTTGGTAAAACTATTAGATACTATCGTGTTATTTTTACTGAAATACGAATTGTTAATTGACATTGAATCTTTATTCAATAAATATCAATTAATTCGGATATTTTGATTTAAGATTGAATTTTCAGCATCTGCAAGTATTTGGTCAATCTCTGTTGTGGTCTGGCCATTACCTGCTGCAACAGGAATAGGTGGTACTGTTGCAATTGCGTGAACATGTCCTTTAACAAAGGAAAATATTTTTCTAAGTAGAATCATTAACTCATCGCCTCTTACAGTAGGATAAGTTATATTTGAAAGACTTTTTTCGTCCCCAATAAATTTGTCCTGAGGAATACCGTATAAAGTTTGTCGTAAACTAATCTGTCCTTTAGGTCCCGTTGAGTCTTGTGATAATAAATAAATTCGTTGAGCCCCTAACACTCCATAAGTAATTGATGATGGGGTAAATTCTGCAGGCGTATATGTTTCCTTTTTAATCTTGGATTGTGGACCTATTAATGGTTTACCGTTTTTATTCTCAGATACCAAGAAAAATCCACTAGTCACTTTACCTGTAGATAATTTTATTTTAGAATAAAATCTAACATAATTACCTAATTCCACCACATCATTTACCGTTGAGGAATTTGAAAATTTAATTCCCGTCTCATACGTTAATTTTGATGGTGTTACAATAAATGGAAACGAATCGTTAGAAAAGTTTTGTTGGCTATTAATAGTATATCCCGTAATATCTAAGTGACCTTTAAACAACCCTGCTACAAATTTATTGATTAAATAAACTGCATCGTCAAACGAGACATTAGTAAATTTAAACTCCTCTAATGGTCCTGTATAGTTAGTTCCGACACTTAATTTAGTTATGGTGTCAGGTTTAAAGTTCTGAGTGTTCACTATATCAGATGTCGGTAATACGTTATATAGACCCACAGTCCCATTAAAAACGTTTTGGGAATTCTCAAGATTATCAATATTCCATATGACCATTTTTTTAACAACTTTAACAATTTCTTGTAATTTAGTTTCGGTTTGAGGTTCCCCTAAAACTTTTGTTTGAGTAAAGTTAGATAATTGTAAAAACGACCTAAATTGATTCCCAATAGGGAGTTTATCTTTAGACAAGTTTTTAGTTTTTCCCGCCCTTATTAAAACTTCATTCTCTTTTACAACAACATCGGCACTTCCTCTACCTAAAAGAGAATTATCTCCAGGTTCAGGAAAAACACCGTAACTATTTTTATCTCGATAAGTACCATCAATATTTTTAATACTTCGACCCTCTTTGATTCTATCACCTGCGGAAAGAAATTTCTTGGCTCCTTGGTAATTTTCAAAAGGGGTTGTCATTGGTGATGAAAATGGCCCTTGAATATAAAATTGGTTTTGGAAAACAAAATTTTTATCCTGATAAATTATATGAACATATTCATTTTTTTTTGGGGTTTGGCTGATGTAAAATGGTAATAATGGTAAAAACACGAGAGGGTCTTTGGTAGTCCATATATCCGTTTCTTCATTCCAATTAGGTACTGCCTTAATAATCGATGCGTAGTCTTTTGTTTCGGGTATAACACGAATTCTACCCAACATCATTGGGTCTTGGTCGTCATAGACAATACCAGGAAATATTATTTGGTCTCTGTTAATTACGTCCATTCTTAGTTCTTGATTCGAATTCTTTTAATATTAGGTCGTAAGTTGATTCTAACTTATCAATATGATGAGTTAACTTAAGTAATGTTTCTTTAGTTACATTAAAGTCTTTTTGAATAATGTCCATAGCAAAGATTAAATCTTTGTTTGATTGTGTTTTATATTCTTTAATAATGTTTAAAGCTTTTTCGGAGGTTTCTTTCTTTGTCATAATTATGATTTTTTACCGTAAGCACTTGCGGGTACTGTTAAACCTGCCGGTGTTATACTTAATGGACCAACGGCAACTTGAACCTTACCGTTTTCCGCCTCTTCATTCGCCATGGCTTTCATTTGAGCAAATTTACTTAAAACTTCTAAGTTAGGACTACCATCAGGCATTGCCCCTGTTGGAATACCTAATTTTTGCATCTCCTCGATTGCCCCAAGAAACGCTCTTGATTCTGAATATCCGCTCATTAATTGTGATGCAAATAATAAAGGTAACGGTATTCCTTGACCACCCCCAAATCCTGAAGTAGCAATTTTTAATAACCACAGTAATTCATCGACAACACTTTTACATCGCCTCCAATCATTAATAAATTGTATGATGACTAATAACAATTGAATTAATTTTAAAATCATTATGATTCTTTTGTCCCCTTGTTCTTTAGCAACATCCATGATGACCTGTTGTATTAAGTTTTTAATATCTTTCTTAATTAATTCAAACAATTCTTTAACAAATAATGACCCTATTTTCGAGACTAAATTAATAACAAAACTTTTAAATTTTTTAGCAAAGTCGACAAAAGAATTAATTTGGTCAGTAACGGTATTCCCCAAAGATTTTAACATAGTAAAAATTGGAAGGAGAATTTTCGGTGATAGAATTGCGGTCACTAATCCTTGAGCAATTAATTTTACAAAATTTAAATTAACCGCGGCATTTATGTTACCCGAAATCGCCAATCCCGACCAATCAGGGTTATCTGTTAAAGATTGTGTTAGTGCGTCAGCGGCATTTACTAAGTCACTATCAGGTACAAATAGTAAATTATTTAACGAATCTAACACCGCACCAGAATCGACAGGTAATTTAACGTTATCGCAATTTTCATATTCGACAACACCATTTTTAATGTTATTTACTTTTAAATCAATATTCCTTAAATCTATTTCAGTAAATTCAAAAAACGAATCATCTACACCGTCTAATTCCGCAACCTTTGCCACACCACTAACGTCAATTTCTTTTTTATTATCAAAACAAAGACCTAATATTCTTTGTAATATTAACTCAAATTTTGTTGCGTCTCCGGCTTGTACTAACCCAACATTTGCCTGTATTGAGATTGCTCCCGATAATGAATTCATTATTGATGCCATTATGTTATGAAAGTCAACTATTTTAATTGTTTTATAGTAGTCAACCATAAATTCACCAACCTTATTAATGTTATTAACCCTATTGACTAAAGTGACTTTATACCAAGGACCTGTTTGTGCTAAGTTATCGGTTTCAACATACTGAATGTCAAAAAGGTCTTGACCTGATTGACCTATGTATAATTGACCATTATCGACTGAGTATGGTTGACCACTCTCAATTCGTTTATAAAGTTCTTTATTTAAAGAAAATGGATATTGTTGGACTTGTATTGGGTCTTTTTCGTATAACGCTTTACCAATAGGTTCTGTTGGGTCTTTTTTCAGAAGACCTCCAAGGTCAATTGATGATACTTTTATATAAAGAACTTGTCCGTTAAACATTTGTTGTTGGTCACAACCAACGGCATTTAATGCCTCCTCATTAAGAATTTCTGAAATTTTTGGCTCAATATTTTTTAGAGTTTGAAGTAATAGTTTTTTAACGTATTTAATTGAATTACTCCCTTTACCTCCAGTAATATTATTAATATCTAATAATTGTTCAAATTGAGATTTAATTTGTTTTTCGTAACGTTTAGTTTGTTCTTTTACCTTATCAAGACTTTGAGTAACGTCAGATTTTTTATCATCAAAACTTTCACCCGCTTTTTTTTTCGCGGCACTATATTGTCCCTTTAAATTAGTGTAGGATTTAGTTGCGGAAACTTTATCTTGTACTTTTTTATAATCGGCGTTAAGGTCTAAACTCATGATTATTTTTTCATTTTATATGTATCTCCTTTAGCGATATCTTTCTCAATTAAATTTTGGATGACATCATCATCAATATTTAAATCTGATATTGAGAATGATTCTACTGTTGAGTTTGATTTTTCCCAAATTGATGATTGTAATTTAGATAACGATAATTTTTTCTCAACGCAGTCGTTAATTATTTTTTGTTGTTTTTCGATTACAGGACCAATAAGAGTCATGTCTTCAGGTTCTTTCATCATCGCCAACATTTTATTTTGGATTCTTATCGCAGTATTACGTTGTTCTACAAGTTCATTGTAGATTTCCTGTAATAAAGAAAGAATTGATTCCTTCGTTAAGTTAATTTCTTTTTTTTGTGGCCTTCCCATTACAATAAATATTACTCCCTTACTTTTTTACTGAGACATCTTTTCAACTAGATTAAGATAAATTATTCTATATTTTTTCATAGAACTACGTATCTCTTTTGTCGATAAATTTGTCATTTCTCTCAGGGACAAGAGTATTATGTTTTTATTAAATTTGTTATTTGACGCGCCAACAAAAATGTTTTCATAATCATTAAATAAATCGTACAATGCGTGACCTAATTTAATTTCATTTTCATTTAACGTTTCCTCGTTTAAAAATTTGTCTAATTCCTTTAAGAAATTTTTAATTATTTGTTCTGAGTCAACGGCATCTACTTCCATTAGATACGAGAATTCGGGACTATTTTCGATACTTGATGATATATCTTCATATGAAATTTTTCGATTAGTTTCTTTTTGGTCTTTAATTATCTGACCCATTAGATAATTCTTACAAATAGTTCCAAAATACGAATAAGCCTTTTTTTCCTTTGCAGGTTTAAACTTATCTATTTTTGTCATTAGAAAAGAATGTGTGTCAGTATGGATTTCTATGAAGTCCATATCTTTACGATACAATTTATATCTCCTAATAATTGAGGAAATCATCTTGTCCAAAGGGTGTCTTAAAAACTCATTGTAGATTTTATTCTTTTCTTCTGAGGATTCGGTCGATAAAAATCTTACCACGGCCATTTCTTCTCGGACATCAAAATAATTTGCTTGTTTTGGTTTCCTTCCTTTCTTTTTTAAGTCTGTATCTGTTGTACCTGATAAAATTATTATTTCGCTCATTAAACTGTTTGTGAGGTATATTTTATGGCTCTATCATTGATAAAGAAATATTCTTTTTTCGCTGACTCCACCCAAAATCTAACTTCTTCATCAGTTAGATTGTCGTCACCATTCTTATAGTTCCAAAAAATTGACCCTTCACGTAAATTAATGTGCTTATAACCAATTTTAGGTATAGACATTATTTTTACTGAGTTATTTGTCATCCTTAAAAAGAATTCATAACCAAACGTTAATTTAAAAGACGGTTTCAATAAACCAAAATCAACAAATGATGATTTTTTAATAACCATTCCTGAGATTTGAAAGTTTTGATATGTTTGAAGTGTTTCATTACTTAAGATTCCCATTTCCGCAGCAATATTTAATGCAAAAGTTGCCTCATTTGTAAACCCGGCAAATTGACCTTTTTCGTCCGTATCAATAACGATAGGTAAGAATGCGTCAACTTCAGGATGAGCGATTGAGTACCTCTCAACATTTTTAAACCAAATGTTTGAATATTCATCATCAAATTCAAATAATGAAACCCATTTAGATTCTGATGACCTAACACCGTGATTCACTTGTTCTGAGAAATTAGGGTCCTTAGTCCAAACAATTTTATTTACTTTTAAATCCCCAAAATCAAAACTTCCTAAAAACTCAACTAATGATGTTTCATCAGTATGAACAATTATTAGTTCGTTAATTTTTTTTGTTTGGTTTTTAAGAGAAGTAATGGCTTTTTCGAAATATTCCGCAAATCCATTTGTTTTAGACGATTTAATTGGTAATATTACCGATACATCAAATTTTTCCATAGTATATATTTTTATTTTTTTTTATTCTGTTGGTTCTAGTTTATTTAATTGTTCTTCAAAAGAGTTTAATCTTGTTTGGAGAAATCCGTCAAAAAGAGAAATCACATTTTTTTCAAAATCAGTTTTTGTGCTCGATTCATTTACGGTTATTAACATTGATTCGTACATTTTTTCATTAACGTTATCTTCTAACCAATTTTGTAAAAAGTCCGCAACAAAATCTACTATTTGATTTTTATTATTAATCCAAAGACCATTATCTTCGTTCATCCATGATGGTACAAGATTAGGTACTAATCCTAATACAGGAACATTTGATTTCATTGACTCAAGAGGGAAGGTGCCAAAAGAACTTGTCTCGTCTACCCACACAGAAAGAAAACAGTCTTGTAGAGCATCTGCAAATTGTTTTTCGGTTAATCCTCTCATATCTCTAAACGTAATCCATCTATATTGAGGAAATTTAATGTAGAAGTTTTTAATGATGTTTGCGGTATCTCTTTGTTCTCTGGAATGAATCGCAATCATTGGTTTTGGTGGTAATGGTTGTAATCTAAAATTTTCAGAAATATATGGTGGAATAATATCGATAGATACTCCTCTCATAACATTTGAGATGTATTCTTTTTGGGTTTCAGAAGTTGTGATACATTTGTAAAACCCTAATTGTGCCCAAGTTTGACCTGGTTGTAATGTTTCTAACATATGGTCATATGATTGACATAACACAATTTTACCACAAGGTAATTTTGTGATTTGACCCATAACGAAACCATAAAGTTCGGGAACGATTATAAAGTCCTCAGGTGAAACCTCTAAGTTTTGACCTTCAATTGGTTGATGAGGTAATTCCATGTATTCACCACCTAACCATTCCGAAACACCTGTATAATCTGATTTTTCATGTAACATAACCATATTATATCCTTGTTTTGATAGTGTCATACCTAAACGGTAACTATAAGCAATCGACGCTTTGGCGTGGCCTTTAGTATCTTGAACTAAAAGATAGATTTTTGATTTCTTATCTTTCATGTTCTGAATTGATTTTTCTACTTTTTTAATTTGTTCTTGATTCATATTTTTAGTATTTGTTTATTAATTTTTTATTAATCAAACTGTTAAATGCCAGTCTAAAGGGTATTGATGCCTCATTACTTTTCATACCCATTTTCTCATCAATCGGTTCATTTTCGGTCATTAAAATTTCAATGAGTAATTTAACCATATCGTACTTAACCACACTTATGTGGTTTTCAGAAACCCCCGTAAAGTTTTCTGGTGGGGCCGCGTTTGTGAACTCTTCAATTTTATCCAAATCTAAGTAATAGTGTTCTCCTAATATTTTTAACATGATATTATCTCTTTTAATTTGTCTTCCAATTCCTTAAGTGACTTAATATTATGGGAAGTTTTTATGTTTTTATTATAGTCAGTTTCATATTTAATTAATATTTTATCTGACGGATGTTCTAATAATAAAGCAGGATTTGCCGTAAGTAAAAGGTCAATTTCATCCCACATGGAATTAATTGTGTAATTACTATAAAATTTTATTTTTTCTAACTGACACCCAAACTTAGATATAAAAAATAAAGAGGCCGGTTTAGATTTACCAATTTCATCTGAAACAATAATTAAATCATGGTTATCTCGTAAATTAACATATACCTCATTTAAATCGTTAAATGTCGAGTATTCTGAAGACTGAGAGTGTCCAAAAATTTCCATCGGGAATTCCTCATATAAAAATGAGAATAACTCCTCATCATTTTGGAATTTAAAATGGTCCTTCATGACTAAACTATCAACGGGTAATCTCATACCATATTCAAACGATTCCTCGTTCTCAATACCATCAGTTTTGTCAATTAAATATTTTTGATATGTTTGCTCAATCTTCCCGATTGTATTTCTCAGAACACCATTTATTTCAATACCAATTCTCATTATTCTTCGTATTTTTCTAAAATTTTGCTTATCAACTTATTTCTGACAATATCGTTCTTATCTTTAAATTCAAAAACGGATATGTCTCCACTACCTCTAAATTTTTCGATTGCGTCCCATAATCCGCTCTGAGTTTTATTTTTGTATTTGTCAGATTGTTCAACATCCCCTGAAATAAAGAATTTACTATTAAAACCTATTCGAGTTAATAGTAATTTCATTTGACTTGGTGATGCGTTCTGTCCTTCTTCAAAAATAAGAATTGAGTTGTCGATATTCATTCCTCTCATATATGCCAATGCAAATACCTCAATAACTTCGATTTCTTTTAATTTTTCTCTAGCCTCTTTACCAATAATTTTATTTAACAAATAGTAAGATGGGAAAATATAAGGGTCTAATTTCTCCTCAACATTTCCTGGTAATGAACCTAATTTTTCTTCGGCCTCAACTGCGGGTCTAACAATAATTATTTTTTCGTAAGGGGTTACTGGGTCGGCAATTAAATCAATTGCCGCTTTCATGGTGATATAACTTTTACCAACACCCGCGGGTCCTGAACAAACAGTTATTTCACTTGAGATTAATGTGTCGTAATATCTTTTTTGGTTGGTGGTTAAAAATTTTTCTTTAGTTTTTTTTTTGACAATTTCCGAAATCAACTCCTTCCTATTTAAATTCTTTTTCGACTCATCAGGAGGTTGATTTTTACTTGGTTTGTTTTTTTGCGTCATAGACATTTTTAATTTAAATTTATACCAAATTAATATAATGTAAACTAATTTGATTTTTTAGGTTACGATAACGTGGCTCTTCAGTTTATCAAAATGTTTAACAACGAAGGGTAATAAGTTTTTTTGGTAATCTTGTATTAATTTATTCATATTTTCAGAATCCTCCATCCTTGTTTGACTTTCATAATGATACGAAACTAAACTACCATCATAATAGTTATCATACCCCAATAAAAGACACTTTAAGTTTAGTTCAACATCTTCAAAACAACTCACATAATTTTCATTAAAGTACCCACACTTCTCAAATACTGATTTCCGAATCATTAATAACGCCCCCGTACTACCAACAATTTTTTTAGTTGGTAGGGTATATGAGTAGTAACTTCGTAAATTTAAGTGAGAGACTTGGAAAGACCGATTTTTATCGAGAAACGTAACGATACCATCATGTTGTACTGTATTATCTTCAAAGTGAAGTCTACAACCAACAGTACCTGTTCTAGGATTGTCTTTAAATGTTTTTAACATCCCATAAACAACGTTATTTAATATTTTAATATCGTTATTACAGAATAAAATAAATTCGTAATCTTTGGTAACATGGTTTTTTACCACATCATTATTTATCTTAGCAAAATTATAATAATCATATTCTAATAATTTAATATTACCAAAGGGTAATACTTTATTTTTAATCCACTCTTTTTCAGAGTCTGATGACCCAGTATCGGCGATAAAAATATCAAATAGGTCTTTGTTACAATGTTCATAGAACGAAGAAACACAATCAAATAAAAGATTAACTTTTCCTTTTGTTGGGATAACAATCGCAACTTTACCAATATTTTTTAACGGTTTTTCTTTAATATCAGGGACATAAACTTTGGCGGGTTTTAAATCTAACGGTAATCTATTACCCCATTTTTCCAAGAACTTAATTTTACTATCAAAAAATTCTTGATTTGGTTGACCAACTGATTGGTGGGTAATTTCAAAAGAAGATGTTACACCAATTTTAACACCATCTAAATAATTTGGAAGACAAAATGAATGGTCATAAAAATGAAACTTACCAATTGTTTCGTCAAAGTTATGTTTTATCTTAGTTTTATCAAACGATATAAAAAGACCATCGATTGTTACAACAGGTACTATATGAGGTAATTTTGTTGAATAATTATTTACCCATTTTTTATGTCCCTCAGGATGATGATAAACTTGACCAACCATAGTCTGTTTCATTTTTTCCCAATAAATCCCTGATTCAGGGAAATAACAAGAACCAGCTTTTCCAATTACACCGAATTCGGGGTTATTAGAAAAATCCTCAATCAGACGTTTACCCCAATCTTTCTCTAACTTAATGTCATTATGACAACAT